TTTATCGAGAACTGCTCTATACTCATCTGAAGTCAATTCGAAGAATCTAGGAGCACCTAATACCAAAGTTCCAGTTGTCGTATTGTAATCATACGTAACATTAGTATCCTTACCCTCGACCAAATCGTCGATTGAAAGTTTAATTTGAGCTGATAATGTTGGATTTGCTGTTCCAATTGCTATTCTATAAGACTCCAAAGCAGCTTTTAATGTTAAACCCTCAACTTGAGTGAATTTTTGATATGTATTTACACCATTAGAAGTTAATGAAGCAAATTGAGATGATAAACTCGAAGAATTTATAATGCTTATTTGAGTAGGACCAAAATTGGAGAAATATGTATTTGGTATTTTAGATACGTTTCTATATACCATAACATTATCATTTTCAGTAACTGAAACGATAGGATATACCAACGCACCATATTTCGAACCGTATCCCTCTCCGACACCTTTACCATAAGGAAGCCTGTTTACATATAAATTTCCACTAGAACCATTCAAAACTTGTCTAGCTGTATAATAAAAATACCTCTCTGCTGGGTTAGTAGGTGATCCATATACTTGCTCCAATTCTTCTACGGAAGTTATTTGAGTTACTTCATCAGTAGGCCCTTTGTTGCAATATCCTGCTAAAAATATATTAGTACCTACTGGTATTACAGGAGATAATGTTAAATCAATTTCTCTTATTTCGACTCCGGGTGATTGTATAGTTCTTGCCATACTAATATTTAGCATTTTTCAATACTAAATTTTAATAAGGTATCAAATTTGTTTCTATTCTACTAAAAACAAACTGAAAAGTTGTTTCTATTTCCTTAACTTCCCTATACGAATATGTTATTTCCCCCAATGAAATTGGAAATGCATTTTTATAAATCCATTGTATAACAGGTTGCTCAAATTCATCCAATGCAGTTAATGTAAAATCAGAAGAGTATCTACCCAAACCAACATCATTAGGTATTAATTCACCAGAAAATATTGTACTTTTCTCATCTCTAAGCAATTGTAACCATTTATGTATAACCCAATAGTTTTTAAATTCATTATCTATAGTAAAATTAACACTTATTGGTTCGTATGAAGGTTTATTATGCGACGATACATACACATTGCTACCAGCATATCTAAGTTCTATCTGAGGAATAACTTCTGCCGGAACTACACTTCCAAATATAGAAAATTGCAAAGAATCAAAAATTATTTTTTTACCACTTTTATCATCTCTAGTGTTTATTCTCTTCAATTCTTCAGGAATTCCAAAACTAAGTATAAATTTATCCGACCTAGCCTTATTAAGTAGAGATTGATTATAAAAATTATCGCTCATATTATTGTAAAAATTTCCAACCTGAAGATGTTAATTCATCTAATGAAGGATCTGTTTCTTTATGCATACCAATATATACCGGCAATGCATTTAAATTTTCATAATCAGGTTTCACCAAATATTTAACACCCAAATCCAATTCTTTAATGACCATTGGTTTTTGAAATTCATCTTTTTCTAAAATTTCAAAATATCTTTCTACTATTTCTTCTGATAAAATCATTAAAGCCCAACCCAAAGACATAACTCTGTCATCATGCGAATTTGCTTTAGCGGCCCACGTACCGTTTTTATATCTTATAAAATCTTTTAATTCCAAAACAGTATTAATATCATTGATCGCCACACTTTTAGTTTTTAACATCCAATGTCTCATGTTTTGAATACATTTATATTTTGTATTAGTGTGTGATATAACACCTAATTGCATATTTTTTCTGTTTACAGCTTCCTTTATACCCCAAGATACAATATTTTCATAATCATATATTCTTTTTAAATTGTCCACCACTTGTCCGCCGCAATTATTTCTTTCTATTAATACATATGGCCTGCCCCATTGTTCTAATATTTCAAATAATTTAGGAGTGAATTCTGATGGTGATATTTTATTGTTATTATAACACGCAACTTGTATTATATTTCTAGGTTCTGTTACATCCAGTATTTGTATACATGTACTATCTCTCCCCAAACCCTCTGAAATATCTACGCCAGCAACATAACTCTTTTCATCACTAGGAGGATACCATATTTTATAACAATCATCCTCCAATATATATTTTGGTTCAGTTACCAGAGTTTTCATCATTTCAAATGCCTCAACATCTAATGCAGATTCCCCGACTTCATCAAATTCAACTTCAAACTCTCTCCTCCAAACATTAGCATCACCAATTGAGGCCATAGTTTCCTTCATCCACTTTTCATCTCTTCCGGGAACTTCATCCCATTTAATTTTCATGGACTTCCAATTGTTTGTTAATCTCGTAGAACCATCATACAATTTGTAAAACAATCCAGAAGTATCTCTAGGAGTAGATGCCATAATTATTTTAGATTTTTTAGAAGAAGATATAATAGGATACACCGAAGCCCAAAATTCATCTAATAAATTAGCTTCTATCCAATCAGCCTCATCAATAAATAATAAATTAGCAGCAGATCCGCGACCAGCAGTTCCTGTAGTTGTAGTAATTCCAATTCTAGAACCATTAGCAAGCTCCATAGATTCCATACCATAATATGTTACTGGAGACTTTAACCAATTTGGTAAATTTTCATAAGCCATTCTAATCCTTTTAAAAATTTCTTTAGCAGTAGATTCCTTGTTGGCCACTAATATAATTCTTTGATCCGGAGAAAATATTGCAGTCCATAAACAAAATATTGTACAAATAGTAGAATTATGAGTTGGGATGTTATTTTCTCCAAATAAAAACATCCCACTAGGATTATCAACAGTTATACATCTAACAGGAACGGAATCCACTTTTTCAATATCCATTATATAATGCCATTGATTTCTACATTCGGAAGTTGTATTAAAATTAAGTTTTAATCTTTGTTTTTTAAAAGATAATTTACAAACTTCTTCTCTGGGTTTGAAATTTATAGAGCCACATATTCCATATGATTTACCATTCAATTTAGCTTCTTTTTCTCTATATGTAGTCTTATATCCCAAACTCTTCAGCAATTTATCAACTTGCATCACTAAATTTAAATTTTTATTATAAAATGTAGCTATTCCATTTCTCTTATCAATATATCCATCACTGTCAATTAATCCTTTTAATAGTTCCAATCTTTGCTGCCTAGAACCGTAAAAATATTCATCTGGTATATGTTTATTTCCAATAAGATTTAAGTTTCTTAATTTTATATGCAAAGATTCTCCTGAATTATTTAAATTTTTTAAAGTTATATTAACATTCCCATCATGTTTTTTATGCAACCCAAAATCACATTTTTCACTTAATATTTGTAATATGTCATCAATATCTCTTTTTCCAGAAATTATTCTTCCGCCAGCAGTATGACCATCACCCAACCATAATCCTAAAATATAAGGGTCTAATATGAAATCCTTCTCATTATATTCAATTCCATTTAAAGCATATGGTATTCTATGATATGGAGAATTTTCTGAATTTTTAATTTTAACTAATAATTCTTTAGTTGTTTTAACAGATCCATTTCTTTTAGATTTCCTGTCGGATAATGTTTGAGTAAACCATAAATGTTCTTCATCTGCTATGACAGTTTCCCCAGTATCAAATGTTATTTTATAACAAGGTCTATTGTATTCTATTGGATGCGCAAATTTTATGGTACACTCATTCCCGAATTCATTAAAAACTTTGTCTCCGGTTTTTAATTCCCCCATAAGTCTAATGCCTTCGGGTGTCGGAATTTTCGTGTTTATATCTAAAGCCTTTCCCGTTTGACGGCTGAATAGTAGCAAACTAAATCTATTATCCCTAATCATTCTCAATGCTCTTTTTTGATATAAGTGTAATTTAATTTTTTGTCTTCCTTCATCCAAATTTATTATATAAAAATGATTTTCGGCAAAATGTAAAACGTTTTCAGAACACAATTGCATCTCAGCCAACATCTCCGGAGTATATTCAAATTCCGCTCCTACAGTAGGTAAATTTGGATTATTTAAATATATTGGCTTTTTTTGTTTTTTATCTGAAGACATATGCGTATTTACAAAAAAAATATTAACTTTTGACAAAAATTATCAATTCAAGACTAAATAGTTTGTAACTATGAGCAATAAATCTCTATTTGATAAACTATTTAATGAAGTAATGCAATCCGAACCTCAAACCGATGAAGATGCGCTAGGATTACCATCCGCCGACGAAGGTGGCGAAGATATGGGTGGTGATGAAATGGGTGGTGATGAGAGCTTTGGTGAAGAAGAAGGTGGCGAAGAAGTTACATTAACAATGGATCGTGCAACCGCAGAAAAACTCAAAGATTTGATTGATGCTGCATTAGGTGGTGACATGGGCGAAGAAGAAGATTTTGGAGAAGAAGGTGGGGACGATTTAGGCGGAGACGATTTAGGTGGTGAAGAAGGCGGCGAAGAAGGCGGTGCTTTCGGAGAATCCCCAGCTGTCGAAACCATGGAAGAACTTCCTACACAAAAATATGTAGATGCGCTAACAGGAAAAAAGAATAAAGTAGAAGGCGCACTGGCATCAAAGACTACTGGTCACGGGGAAGGTTCAGGAGAAGTTACTGCCGCACATCCTCTTAAGAAAATGTCAATGGCATACAACGACGGAAAAGGTTCCAAGAATAAAGTAAATAGCGCAAAATATAAAGAGCAAAATTCTAAAACCTCTTCATATTTAAATCAATAATACTTAGTACATAATATATAAATTAAAAAGGGAGACGAAAGTCTCCCTTTTTTTATTAAATAAATACATGGAAAGTTTTAATATATTTTTCAAAAAAACAAAAAATAAATATGGGAAAACAAAAAACCCACAACACACAACTTTAAAAAGAGTTGCTGATAGAGGAATAGGATTTAGAAGTAATGAAAATGGCGGATCCGAAGAAGGATTAAATTTTGTAGCGGATAGATATAAAGAAGGTGATCATAATTTTGATCAAAATAAAAATCAATATGTAGGACCAATTTCAAACGAAATAGCATTCAAACTTTGTAAAAAACATAAAATAGATTTAAGAAAACTGCCAAGTCAATTAGGTAAAAGACCTTTCCAATTAGTTGGATGCGCAAATAAATATAAAATAGAAAGAATTAATAAAGGTAATTCCAATGTCTAAATTTTTTTCAGGAGCAGGAAACGGATCAAATTGTTTTGAATTGTATGATAAACAAAGATTAAAATGTGATATAGAATTGATCGCACATTCAATAGATGAAATGATTAATTCAACAGGACAAAAAATAAATTATTGGATTAATACAACCACATTAAGTTCTGCCGACATGTTATACGGTGAAGATACCGTATCGGTATATTCCGGCCCAACTACTATTAAAATGAGAGTTGAATTGAATGAGTCGTCGCTGGCACTCAGCAAGTTTGGGTTTAATGCTGATGATGAAGTTACATTATATGTAACGTATACAAGTTTTAATAAAACATTTTCAGCAAATAATTACTACACTTCAAATTCTATCTCAGTAGAACCAAAATCCGGCGACGTATTTCAAATGCATGAATATGGTTCAGATAGAGCTAATGGTAGAGGTGGTAATTATTTCATGATTACTGAGCGAAGAGATCAAGATATAAGCGGAGACATGAATGCTCTTGGAGGGCATTATGGATGGAGATTAAAAGCTAAGAGATTAGAGTATAGCTGGCAACCCGGTTTACCACAAGAATTAGCTAATAATCAAATGACAGAAGATACATTTTACGGAAAATTATCCAGCAATATAGTTGGAGAACTATCATCAGCGCCTAAAGCATACACGGATAATTGTGATAAATTTGGAAAAGATTATATAATTGATATGTCACACAACGACACATCAATATATGGCACTTATGATTTAAATTAAAATACCTTCTGAGGTCCTATAGATTTTACTTGATAAGTCGTCCCGTTTTCACGATGTACTAAAGCATCTTCTCCAGAAATTAAAACATCATTAGTTACATTTTTTACATTGAATCTCTTAAAATACGGTATGTTATCTGCAAAATCTGGTCCTGCGACATCAGCTTTATAACCACCAAAATACACATATTTATTACTATCTAAATATGCTATTAATGCCTGATCAGCCGCCGTATTGTCAGACATAAAAATATCTACGGCATTATCCACTTCAGATTTTTTATCAAAATTCCAACATCTTGTTGGCTTTTTGATATTAGCAAGCGTAATTTCGTTAGTTAATGTTTGTCCCTTTGCCGCACCATTATATCCCCAAGAAAATATCTTACCATCATTAGTCAATGCATATGCAATTGGACTTGAACTACCATTAATTAAA